TCACGTCGTATGAATACCGCAAGGCCGGGACGCTGGCAGTGCCGGGCGAGCCGGCAGAGGAGGAAGCCCCAAAGCGTAAGACGATAGGAGAGCTTATCAAGGAGCACGAGGGCGTGTCGGGCATCCAGTTCTCGACGGACGAGCACGGTAACGTGCAGGCGGCTTATATCCGGGGCAAGCACGGAGGCTTGAAGCTTGTAAGCCAGGGAGACGGTTTAGAAAAGGTATCATCAAAAATTTAAAACGTATGGAAGCATTAATGTGTTTATTTGGAATAGCAATTGGAGCAGGTTTGGTAACTGGTTTGTGGTTTGTGGCTAAATTTGCAGCCCGTAATATAGATGGGGAGTACGACGAGTAATGGAGTGTTTAATGAAAACAAGAATAAGAAAATGGTTAAAGGGCCAAAGCTTCCCCATAAGCTTAAATGGGGTGACAGGACAGCTGCAAGGGTTGATGAAGTGGGATACCTTATTGGTATTAGAGTAGTGGGCTACACGAGCCTAAAAGACGTGATTATAGTAGAGGTACACAAAAGTGTAGCGGACGAGTTAGGCGCGTGGAACATACCCGAAGGCTTAAAGGGCATAGACGGAGACGTGTTTATTAAGAAGCCACGAGCCGGGGCATATTACAAGTATATAAGACTTAAAGACATCAGGCATGGGAAAAGTTAGTTTTATGGATTTGGCGGTATGCCTCAATTGCCACGTGTTCATTATATGGGAGTTCATACGAAGGTACGGTTATACCGCTGGGGTAACAAATGATAAGTACGGGCGCGGTTATGTGGAGGCCGCGCTTTGTAACGGATGGATTGATAAGCTGGCAAAGTATGTAGCCGCCCAGGACTTCACGTATAAGCAGCCTATTAATAAAAGGCAGTACCTTATCAGAGACGAGGCACGTCTCGCAGAGGAGAAAAGAAACGAGCAGGACATAACAAGAACCTACGGAATTGACCCGGATGGAAGGATAAAAAGGGTATCAATGTTCAAGAACGGGACGTCTCAAACGTGGTATTGGCACCGGGATTCGCTCGGGTGGAAATTGACATAATGAAAGCGGTTTGCCTATAGGAGTTAGCAGTATGATAGTGCCCTCTACGAAAGCCTATAGGCAAACCAAATGATAGCGATTAGCCCAAATCTGATTACAAAATGTCAGATTTGGGCTTTTGTTTATATTCAGAAAAAAGAGGCTCTAAAATTAACATATTTTAGGCACAGCTGCACAGTAAAAAATCTCTACTGTGCAGGTTTCTGTGCAGTCTAACTCCTTATATTATAATATATTATATGTAAATACACAGATACACAGTAAAAAGAGGGTAAAACATTATTTTGGAGAAAAGTGTATTTTAGAGGGTGTGAAATATACTATTCTCTAAATATAAGTTTAGAAAAAAAAGTGTGTGTCTGTGCAGGTGCTTGTAACATTCAGTGAGACAGGTAGTTACTGCGTACACATAAGAAATAATGTAAATATAATTCATTTGTAAAATTTATTTGTAGAAAAAGGCCTAACTGACCATAGGTTGGTCTGATGCGATTTGTTGCCTACCTTTGTGCCATGATTGAAAAGAACCAAAGCAGTTGATACGAACTGCGAGGTATCGTCCGTGAAGTCCGAGCCGTCCCAATACTGGGATAGTCCGAATACTACTCGCGCATCTCTTTAAGAGACCGCGAGCGCATATGATACTTTAATACCAACTAACAAACTATGGCAGGAAGAGCAAAGAAGGAAGCCGCCCCCGATACCAAAGCGGCAATTATCAAGGGACAAGCGACGGGCAAAGCCCCCGCCCCCAAAGACGATTTGAAAAAGTGCAAAGAACTTTATGAAGTCGTGCAGACGCGTGGTTGTAAAGGCGCTACGTTGTCGACCGTCGAGGAGTGCATAAATTACGTAGCCGAGTACATGAACTTTTGCGCGCGAAACCCGTTCATTACGTATGAAGTCCTAAAGGGTGGAAACGCAGCAGGTCAAAAAGTACCTATAGAAAAGAAACGCGCACCATCGCTTGGCGGCTTCTGCCTTTTCATCGGGTGGACTCTGCAAGCGTTCAAGAAGAACGGCGCACGACTTGAAAAGCTGGCAGACGACGGGAACGAAGACGCGGCCAACCTATTGACCGGGTACGCCCTTATCGCCGAACTCATCGCAACCGATATGGACGAAAGCGCGCTTGCCGGTGCGGTTGATGCTAACTATATGGCAAAGCTTAGAGGACTACGAGACCTTAAAGACGTTACAAGCAACGGTAAGGAGGCAGGCACGAAAGCCATGCAGGTTAATGTACTTTCCGAGGACGCGGTGAAGAACCTACAGAAGTTAGGAGGTATTTAGAGCATGAACGTTACATTTACTTTTGAAAAGATACTGGCGGCTTTTGTAGACCCGAAAATACGCGGTGTAGCCTCTAAAGGCGGTACACGTAGCGGTAAGACATGGGCAATCTTGCAGATGTTGCATATATTGGCACTTAACAACCCGCAACCGCTCGTTATATCGTGCGTGGCGGCTACGTTCCCTATGGTTAAGCGCGGTATGCTCCGTGACTTTAAAGCTATGGTAGTGGCTGAGGGCTACTGGGACGAGAGCCGATTTAATAAAACTGAGAGTACATACGAATACCCGAACGGCACAATAGTAGAGTTCTTCTCGTGCGATAACGCCGGGAAGGTGCACGGTCCTGCACGTGATATACTTTTCGTCAACGAGGCGCAAAGCATACCGCGCGAAATCTTTAGGCAACTTGATATCCGTACCCGTAAAAAGGTTATCATCGACTATAACCCGGTACGGAAATTTTGGGGCGAAACCGAGTTCGTAGGTGATAGATACGTTACCATACATTCAACGTACAGAGACAACCCGTACTTGACCCCCGAGCAGGTCGCAGCCATCGAGAAGAACAAGGATGATGCCAACTGGTGGCACGTGTATGGCGAGGGCTTGACCGGCGGCGTGGAGGGTAACGTTTACCCCGAATACGAAGTAATAGACGATATGCCGGAAACTTACACGGGTAGGTGCCTGGGTCTTGACTTTGGCTTCGTGAACGACCCTACAGCGATAGTCGACATACGCATGGAGGGGTGGGACTTGTTCGTAGACCTACTTTGCTATGAGCAGGGCCTACTGAACAGCCATATAGCGGACTACTTGAACGCGAACTCACTGAACCGCGTGATAACGGTGTGCGATAGTGCGGAGCAAAAGAGCATCGTGGAGCTACAGCAGAAGCGTATTAAGGCAATACCGTGTGTCAAGGGGCGCGGCTCTGTAGCGGCTGGCATCGCGCAGGTGAAGCAGTTCAAACTGCACATAACGAAACGCAGCGTTAAGATGCTGGACGAGCTGGATAACTACAAATGGATAAAGGACGAGGCAACCGATACGTACACCAACGAACCTATAGATGCCTGGAACCACTCACTCGACGCTTTGCGTTATGGCGTGGATTACCTAATACGTAAATACCGCCCCAAATAGCATTTGCTTGCCCTCTACGGGCTTTTCTCCACCAATAGTGGGAACTACTAACCGCGACAAAGAAAGTCGCTTAAAACGCTTTAAAATGAAGAATTTACTTTTTAGACTATCTTTCAAAATTGCTAATATCCGTAATCGCGCGGCAATGCTCCGTATCGCGAACATGCCAGCCGATGGCACGGTACGTATGACACGGGACGAGGAACGCTTGCTCAAAGACATGATTAAGTACCTTAAGCCCTCCCAGGTTGCAACCCGTAACGGCAAAGCAGTGTACCGCCTTAAGGACATTGAGGAAATCGGTTTATGGGCTATCCTTGAAACGCGAAGAGCCGAGGACGCTTTAGAACGTATCAAGGCATGGACTGATAATAACTACGAACCCGTTACCGTCGTCGATGCCGTGAAGCTTGACAAGTTCATAGTTAAACAGTTGGAAATAGCAGACGGCCTCGAGCAGGTGATTTTCCAAAACATGCACGGCAAAGGCGGTGAAAGCGCGTTGACCGGGGATGAGAATATCAAGCAGGCAAAGAACCTTCTCGGGCTGGTGCAGGTAACAGCCGAGCTTTTCCACTGTAGCTTTGAGGACGCGAAGCAAATCAACTACTCGGACGCTATGCTGGCAATCGCCAAACGTAACGACGAGATAGAGAAAGAGAAACGTGAATTAAAGAAACAACAATCTAAAAACCGTTAACATATGACTTTTGAGACAATTTACAATACAGCGAATACACGTGCGACAGCTTTAGGGCTTCCTCTGGTGTTCGGAGATACCGCCGTACAGAACGTAGCGGCAAACAGTTTATCGGTTGATTTTTTCACACTGGATATAACCACGGGCTATTATACCGATGTGAACGTACCGCGTAGTAACGGATACACTATCGTAATACGCTGTATGGGTGTATCGGAGTACATGCGCGACGATGCCGTAGAGATTGAGACGCTGATACGCACCGACCGCTTAATACATGAGATGTTAGTTCCTTTCGTGTGTGGCTACGAGGTAGGCGCTATTCGTTTGTCAAAAGTGCAGAACCAATACGATAGTATTAAATCTGGTTGGGAGGCCGTTTTGGATGTCTACAAATTCGGTTAACAGACTTAACGCAGCTTGTTTTGTAGTTATATACTACGTACTTTTGTGCGTCGTTAACTAATGAACGACACAAGAAATTATGAAGATTATCAGAAACAAGTTTATCCCCTTTAAGGGCTTCAAAGCCATTAACCTATTTGGCGTGTTGTTCGTTCGCGGCAATGCCTATATAGGTGAAAAGACAATAAGACACGAAAGCATTCACACCAAACAGATGCGCGAAATGCTTTACGTGCCTTTTTACGTTTGGTACGGTATCGAGTGGGTAATACGTTACTTTGCGTGGAGTTTTGAAAAGAAACCATGCGACCCGAACGACAAGCCATACGATAGGATGAGTTTCGAGAAAGAGGCGTACACCAACGACCACGATACCGAATACCTAAAAAACCGTAAACCGTACGCATGGTTTAAATACTTGTAAATCATGAACAGCGAAGTAGTACAAGCGGTTAAAAAGATTCGTGATGAGATTGTAGCCAACTACTACGCTATGAAGCTGAACGCCTCGGGTAACTTCGATAAGCAAACACAAGTCGAGGAATACCCCGGAGGCGTTCGTATCGTAGCCCCGGCATACATCTATCAGATGGAAGACGGACGTAGACCCGGCACGATGCCACCAATATCTGCCATCAAGAAATGGATAAAAGACAAGAACGCGAACGCCGGTACGGACATACCCGAAGAAGCCGCCTACGCGATTGCCTATGTGATTAAACGGGACGGTATCAAAGTGCCTAACGAATACAACGCGGGCGGTGTAGCAAGTAAGATACTGACCCCTGAACTTATCAAGCGCGTAACGGTGGAAGTTAACCGTATTATCAACGCGGAGATATTAACAATTTTAAAGAAATAGCAAATATGATAGTACGTGATTTAATAACCAACCGAACCGTTACGGCATCCGAGTGGATGGCGTTAGGAAGCATTTCCCCAGGCATTTACCGCCCAATACGTTTTGAACAAACAGGAGCGGTAACGTCTATCTTTTTACGGTATTCACGTAATGGGGCGGGTACCGCAGACGCGAAGGTTGTGCCCTACGAAAACTCCGTAGTTGATGTTAGCGCGTTGGCAGTGCTCTACCCGTCCATCATGGAGGCTACACGAAATTCATCCGCATTCGCGGGCACTGGCTTCGCTGATGTGGTGGCAGTTAACTACGTGGAAGGCGGTACAAGTAAATCTATAGGCCTACGTGTGATTAACACCCCGGCAGTGAACGCACGATTTTCAACCCAGGCATCTAATATTGACTTGACGGACTACGCGAACGGGAAATTTAATAGGCCCGACTTCGCGTTACCACATACAATATCGCCATTGACTGGCTACCCTTACACAGCAGGCTCGACATTTGGGCAGGCGTCAGCATCTGCCACCATGTCATATCAGCCCATCGGGGGCGGCTCTAACACGACGTTTCAGAACGGGATGAAGCTTAATTTTGCAAACCCCTCGGACGCACAAATAATGACTACGGGGGCGTCTGCCATATACGGGTACATGCGATATGAACGTAAATACCCGTATTGCCCCGACCCGAAAAAGCGCGTGTTCCTTAGATGGATGAACTCACACGGTTTTACCGATTCTCTGTTTTGCGACCAATACCGCATAATGCCTAACTATCAAATAAACTATTCGGGTGGCAATCGGATATTATCGTATGAGGTTACGGTGGGTTTGGTAGTTACGGCTGATAATGAAAAGGCGCTTTTGCAGTTGTCACGCGCTGGAGAGGTTGCCGGGGTGTTCCCAATTGATACCACGCAGATGGCACGTGTTACGATTTTGAACCCCACAGCGTTTAACGCACAAGGTGGCGCGCTCGGAAGGGCGGTTAACTTTAAATGCAAATTTGAAATAGTAGAACCTTAGAAAATGGAAGTACAAATAAGAATAAACGGTGTGTTGTTGGACGGTGTGGCGCCCGGTGCGGTAAAACTCACCATCAACAACCCCGACCCAATTAAATTCTCCGAACGAACGGTTAGTTATTCGGGGTCTATTACCGTACCCCGGTCACAAGTTAATGACCGGGTGCTAAAGTCCGAACGCTTCCCCGGTTACTATTCGCGGACTTCCCCGTATGTAGCCGAGATTTCGTTTTCGGGGCTTGACATTCCGTTCGGTGGCGGCTTGTTCCGTGCCCGTGTGTCCGCTGAACTGGATAGCTATACGATTGAACTCATTGAAACCGTATCGAAGCTTTCGACCCTCCGCGCCCCGGTAGTTAATATACCTACCTTTGAAACGCCGGCGTACCAATTTTCGACATACGAGAATAGTCTTAACTATGCGTACCCTACCCCGGTAATTATGCCCAATCTATACGCGTTTAACGGGACGACACCCGTAGAACTCGCATACGTGGCAGACCGGGAAACGAAAACAGCAGGCGATTACAAGGACGCGGAAAGCCAGTTGGTCTTTAAGGGCGCGCATGACGGGCTTAGGGGTTCGGTGTACGCTGCCAATTACATGATAGCGGAGAATAACGACGTAGCAACATGTTTCGCATACATGGTGGGTTCTACGTTCAACCTTGAATTCACTCCCGATTCGTTCGTTATCCTACCGCCTACCGCCCCGGCAACCGTCTACTTGCGGAGTAACGGCGGTACATTCGCTTTGCCTTTTGCCCGCGGAACCGTAAGACCTGATGGTAATTATCCCTACCACCCAGTTAACCCTGGAAGCACATCATGTATAATAACGCCGAGACCAGCGCGAGACTTGAATTTCGGGTTTACAACCTCTTCGAGTTCTATGGTTTATTCGGGTATCCCGATTACTTCCGTACCTACTACCGAAGCGTATTATATTTCGTTCCGCATTAGGGCGGTTGGGTCTCCAGCATATGCCTGGGACTTAGTGTCAACGATGGGCCTGAACACCCCGTTCGATATTGTGCAGGCGTTTTGCAAGGCGTTTTGCTGGACTTATGAATTTCAGTCTCAGCCGTTTTTGTTGATGCTCAAACCGTTCGTAAACCCGTCGACATCTTCGACCTATAGAATTAACTGGAGCGGAAAGATAGACACAAGTACGGTTAAGGTGTCCGAGGCAGCAGGGGCGGCACGAACATACGCTGTAAAGGTAGGAGAGTTAACGCAGACCGTGGGCGGATACGGTGGCGCAATATCCACGCAGGAGACGGCAGGAGAAAGCAATTTCCCGGTAAACCCGGGCACACCCCGACCATACGCCTCTATGATAAGGGCAAGCGGTTCGAGCTGGATACCTGATAACTATTTCAACCGTGCAAGCGGTTACCGTGCTACGATAGCCGGGCATTACGAAAGGTTTTCCCCGGGGTGGCAGGTGACAGCGAAGATGCGGTTAACCTATTTCGATATTAAAAACATGAAATCGGACGGGTTGTACTACATAGACGAGTTGGGCGCTTGGTTCTACCTTAGAACTATTAGCGACTGGGACCCGTCAACGGGAGATGCGAACGTTACGTTAATCGCAGTTAAAAATTAATAATTTGGATTATGGCAACAGAAAAAGTTACTCTACTCGACCTCTCATTTGATACGTCTTCCGCTCTTGACGGGCTGGACGCTCTTATAGCAAAGTCCGTCGAACTGGCAGAAAAAAAGAGCCAGCTAATGGCAGCACTTAAGGACGAAAAAAAGCAGTTGGACGAGGCAGGCAAGGCGTACAAGGCAGGGACAATCGGACAAGACGAGTATAAAAAGGCGGTAGGCGATGCGACAAAGGCTCAGATAGATTTGAAAAAGCAGTTGTTGGACGTTAACGCCTCTATCTCCGATAACAACCGCGAGATAAAGACGAACACCACCCTACTAAACAGCCAAGAGGATAGCGTAGACGCTTTGCGTGCCCAGTTGGCGAAGAACACGAAGGAGCTAAACGCGATGAGTGCGGCAACGCGCAACAACACGGAAGAGGGGCAAAAGCTCGTCACTGAGACGAAGGAGATAAGCGACCGCCTTAAGGACATGGAAAAGGCAGTAGGCGATAACCGTAGGAACGTAGGTAACTATGCTGAAAGCATCCAAGAAGCGATGAGCAGCACACAAGGGCTTTCCGGGGCTACAGCGGCTATGGCTACGTCTCTATCGAGCGGTGTGAACATCCTAAAGGTGTTTAACGCTACGTTGAAAGCTAACCCGATACTTGCCATTGTGTCGGTTATACTGGTTCTTGTGTCCACGATTGAGAAGCTTATGAAACGTAATAGCGAGATGGCCGCAAACCTAAAGGCGGCATTCGCTCCGTTTGAGGTTATCTTCTCCCGGATACTCGACGGCATCACCAACATGTTGAGCGGTGTCGCAAAGGCTTTCGAGTGGGTGAGCGAAAAGGTTGTTAACTTGCTTTCGTCTATCGGTCTGATTACCGGGGAGACCACTAAGGCAGCGAACGCGGCAAAAGCACTCACCAAGCAGGAGCTGGCGATATACGAGGCGGAAACGAATAACCTTGTAACGCTGTCGGCGATGCGTAGAGAACTGGAAGCGCAACGTACCATTGTAGGGGACCAGCTAAAGACCGCGGAGGAGCGAAACGCAGCAGCTCAAAAGGCTATCGCGATTTCCAAGCAGATGGAAAAAGCCGAGATAGGCGTACTACAACAGAAGTACGACCAAATCAAGGCGCAAAACGAACTTAGTTACACAAGCAAGGAAGACAGACGCGCAGAAATGCAAGCACTGGCAGACCTACAAGAAAAGCAAGCCAATTACGTAGCAAATCGTAAAGAGTTGGAAAACCAAGCGAGCGGCATCGTAAAGGCACAGATAGCAGCTAATGCAGCAGCTTACAAGGCAGCAGAGAGCGCCAAAGCACAAGCCGCAATAAAGGCAGCGCAGGACGCGGAGAACCAAAAACGTGCATTGCAGGCTGAGACAATAAAGCAGATGGAAACAGCGTTAACGGCCCTTAACCTTTCGATGCAAGCTAAAGAACTGGAGAACAGTTCGACGGAAACCAAGCTGGAGAACGAAAAGGCATACGTTGAGGAAAGTTTAAAGCTTGAAAAGTACAGACTTGAACAAGGTCTCATTACGCAGCAAGAATACGCCAACAAGGAGGCTGAATTTAACCTCGGCATACAACAACTGGAGATGCAACGTAAAGAGGAGCAGGACGCTCTTATGAGGGAACGCGAAGCGATGGACGCGGCGAACCTGCACGAGCTTAAGATGGCAGAAATAACAAACGAGTACGACCTAAGGCAAGCGCAACTTGACGCGCAATATGCGCAGGAGATTGCAGCAGCCGAGAAGATAGGCGCGGACACCGCGTTGATACAGTCCAAATATGAGAAGGCGAAAGAGGAGAACACCAGGGCACGGGTTAACGCAGAACTGACGATGACCGCAGGACTGGCAGGGCAAATGTCAACACTGTTAGGGGAGCAAAGTGCTATAGGTAAGGCATTTGGCGTTGTTCAAGCTACAATAAATACCTACTTAGGCGCAACAAAAGCTCTTGCCACGGGTGGTATATTAGGTATTGCGCAAGCCGCAGTTGTTATCGCATTCGGTATGAAGCAAGTCGCTACGATTGCAAAACAGAAAGACCCCGATACGAAAATTAACACATCAGTCAAGAAGTATGCAAAAGGCGGTATGATATACGGGCGTTCCCATGCACAAGGCGGTGTAACGTTCCGGGGCGATAACGGGCAGGTGTTCGAGGCAGAAGGCGGTGAAAACGTCTATATTATGAAGAAGACAGCGAGCGCCGAGATTAACGCACTATCCGCGCTCAACAAGGCACACGGTGGCAATTCGTTCGGTACGTCGGGGCTTTACAAGTTCGCTGATGGCGGTATGGTTTCCGGGCTTTACGAGGCAAACCGCGTAGTGAAGCAAGCGGAGAGCATGAAGTTATCAAGCGAAAGCATTAACCAGCTTGCCGGGGTCGTTATCGACGCAGTTATGAGCATGCCTAACCCGGTAGTATCAGTGCAGGACATCAACAGAGGACAGAACGACGTTTCGGTAGTCCAGGGGCTGGCAACGTATTAATTCATTAACTCGTGCAGAGATGGCAGTTTATTATATACTGCCTATCTTTGCACGTGTTACAACAAAAAGACAAATTATATGAAATTTAGAAAACTTAGAATTATCCAAGCCGGGGTTACTACCAATTTCGGGACATACGAAGGCAAGGAGTTTCCGTTGGTTATTACGGAGAACGCAGTTCAAAGCGTTGTAACGCTCGGCAACCTTAAGCCTATCCATTGCAGACGCACCCACAACGGAGAGGATATGCTCGACGGGTATCTGGGAAAGTTCGTTAACTTCGTCTACGAGGACGGTGTGGCTTATGCCGATTTGGAATTGTCCGAAGCCTTACAAGCCGCGTACCCATCGGAGGCAAAATTCATCTCCGAGATGATAAAGAACGAACCCGATATGTTGGGCGTTTCGGTGGTAGGCATAAACAATCAGACATTAAACGGTGATGTGCTGGACGTTACCGAATTTTTTGAATTATATTCATGCGATTTGGTAGGGCTGCCAGCAGCCACCACAAGCTTATTTAATAATCAAAACGAAAAGAAGATGAACAAATTTTTTAGTTCTTTCGCAGAGTTATTCAAGAAGTCAAGCTTTGCAACCGAGACGGTAGAAACCGTAGACGGTGCAAGTATCACTATTGAGGCAGCAGGCGAAGTTATGGCTATCGGTGACAAGGTTTTCGATAGCGAAGGCAACGTTCACCCGGACGGCAAAGTAGAAGTGCAGGTTGAGGACGGCGTATTGGTTATCACCATTGCAAACGGTGTTATCGAAAGCGTAGAAGCTAAGGTAGAAGAGGAAGTAAAAGAAGAAGAGATTGGAGTTGAAACCCCAGCCACCGCAGACGTACCCGAAGAGTTCGCAAACCGAGTGGCAGCTTTGGAGGCGTCGGTTACTGCACTTACCGCATCGCTGGAAGCTATGACGGCACAGTTTAGCAGAGCGACAGCGAAACCCAGTGTGCCACCGGTTAACATGCCGAAGAATAAAAAAACAAAATTATCAAAAGAGGCTGTAGCAGAAGCAGCTAAAAGATTTTACAACAAATAACTAAAAAACAAAAGATTATGGCTTTTACATTTACAGACCTTAACAAATTAAACCTCAACTCACTTAACGAGGTTATTTCTTTAACCGTCGGACTGGCTGGTGAAATCTCACAAGGTATCACAGTAATGAACGGTATCCCTAACGGTACACCCGTTGTTTCCCTCACAGCAGCCGACAAGGCATTGCGTAAATCAGCAGGATGTAACGGTGGATACTTCTATAATGGTGTAGCTGACAAGGTTAAGTATTATCAGCACGCACCTATTGAGCTGCCTATCGAGATTTGCTTGCAAAGCTTGTGGGGTAAGATGGTAGCGAAGGGTATCAACCTTGATGATAATTTCTCCGAAACCGAATTGGCTGGCTTTATCCAGTCCGAGGTATTGAAGGTATTGGAAGCTGACTTGCTTCGTTTGGCATGGTTGGACGGTAACGTAGAGGAGTCCGCAACTGGTTACAATATATTCACTAACGGCGGTATTATCAAGCAGTACAAGGATAGCACAATGACCGAGAGAGTCTTGGTTCTCAGCACAGACGGTGTTCTCACTGCATTGCGTGATTGTATCGATGCACAGCGCCCCGATACACTGGACAACTCGGAATTCTTCGTTACGTCTAATGTTATGCGCTTGTATAAGAACTTGCTGCAAACACGTGATAACAGCGTAGCGCAGTCCGATATCGTTGACGGCCGCCCGGTGTATTACTTCGAGGGTTACAAGATTAACGAGTTGAGACACGTTTCTAAAGCTGCCATCGCTGATGGTTCGGACACCGCGTTTATCGCTTTCACACCGAAAGAAAACATTCAGATTGCCCTTGAAAGCGCTGATACGATTATCGCTCCGTTCATCCAGGACGCAAAGAGCCGTAACTACTACTCGCAAACTTTGTTCGCGGCTGATGCTATGCTGGTAGCACCCGAGAAGATGCAGTTGTGGTTGACAGCGAGAACATAAATAAAATCATTTACTAATAAAAGGGGGTTGGGATATTAACCCAGCCCCCCTTTTTCATTTTATATAATATGGCAAAAACTTGTTTAAATAAACTTTCGGGTAACATCCTACAATCTTGCAGCATTACGCAAGTGGGGCTTAAAGGCATATATCTGATGCACACAGAGGATGTTACTTTGGCTTCTGACGGTATCACAGTTACGGGTATAACCTTTGCCAGTGGTGCGAAAAGCTACAAGGTGGACGGGTATAAACAAAACCTACAGTACACCGCAACCCTTAAAACAACGGACGCTTCTGCGAGGTTGAACACATCGGTGACTTTTAAGATGCCCGCCAATGGCCCTATAATGTCTACACTCGCAGTGGGTAAATTTTATGTAATGGTACACTATCCGGACAATTCTGCTGGGATTGTGGGTGTTCAATGCCCTTTAGAGTGTTCGGCAATGGAGTTCGACAGCAACGCGAATGCAGCACTTGTAACGGTTACTTTGTCCGACCCGGAAGGTTCGGCAGGAAACGCACACGGGATGTGTTATAATGCTGTTCGCGATTCAATAATTTCAAAATCAGCTTAATATGGCATGTATATCAAAATTAGCAAGCGCAATTGCTTATGATTGCGACACGGGCGCAACGGGTTTAGTTAGCGCTATCATTATTAACAAAGCCGATATAGCCTCATTTACCTATAATGGAGACCTCGTTAGTCAAATTGTGCTAAACGCGGGCGCGAAAGCCTACAAAATAGACACTGTTAAGCGTTCGTTAGTGCTTTCGTCTTCTCTTAAGGTGAATGAGGGAGCGCCTAATGCGTACACCCATTCGGCTACCATAGTGGATACGGCGAACAGTGGATACGGAGCGGCTATGCGGTCGAGGGCTAACGCGTATGCTAACGCCAGCTTTGTTATCGTTACGTGGCCCGTCGGAAAATCGTTCGGCCCGATTTATGGGCTGTACTATGGAATGTCCCCCACGTCGGTAGATTTTAATTCACATGATAACGGGGGCTGGACTACGGTTGTGGTGTCTACTCCGGAAAATGTTATAGGAGAAGATGCGCTGTTCATGAGCCGTGAGGCTTATGATACCCTATATGCGGCAGCAGTTTAACTAATTAAAAGAAAGGAAAAATAATATGGCATGTATTCCAAAAGTACAAGTAGGGCTTACTTTACCGTGTGGTGCTCCGAACGCATCCGACTTAGGCAGACCCTTAGAGGCTAAATTTCTAAATGCGCAGGACATTGCGAGTTTTACGGTTTCGGGGGGTGTGGCTTCCATCACACGCGTAAAGGGCGGAAGGGCGTATGCAATAACCGCGGTTAACAATGCGCTCACATTATCGGTAGGCCTTAAATCGCAGGATATAATGCCGGGCGCGTATGACGTTACGGTAACGTTTAAGAATTTCGCGACGGTGATTAACACTACGACATTGAATCCGATGGGCATTGTTGACGGTATCGCGCGTATGGAAATGGTTCTATTCGTGAAACACGCGAGCGGAAAGTGTAAGGTTTACGGGTTAGGTGCTCCGTTGGTGTGCCTTGAACTATCGGGTGATTCAGTCGAAAGCGACTTCTATAAGTACACCTACGGCGTGGAAGATTGGCAGGTAGGCACGACTATACATAATATCAGCTTAGAGGATTATGAAGCATTAGACACACCAGTAGAATAATCAAAAAGAAAATGGCAAAAGAATTAAATAACACTACGGGGCAGGGCGAAAGCACTGCACCCGTTGTTGCTGAACCGAAGGTTGCAACATTACAGGAAAAATTAGACGCGTATTACGCAATGACAGGTCTAAAACTTGACCCTAATTGCCACATGGATATGGAATATTTATCTTTGTGGTATGAAACGAAGTATCTGACAAAAGTAGTTTACAGGTGGGCAATGAAGCCCGGGGCGCGTATCGTGCATTACGTCGATGGTGTCGTGTATAAGAGCGCGAACATGACAGACGAAATCGCGGAACGCCTTATGCGTGAAAACCCAGCTTATGCTGATTGCTTCGTAGAAATCAATAAAGAGGAGGTTTAAAAATGATAGGTTACAGACGTTTCGCGCTTGTTGTCGAAAAGGCGCTTAGGTTGTCCGCTAATACGGGCGATAAGATTATCAACTACGGAGATGGCAACTTATATCCGCAGGAAATAGCCGAGCTAATATACGCTTCAAAGACAGCCACAGCCGCAGTTGAGAAAATGACCGAAAACATTATTTGTGAAGGGTTCAAAAACAAGGATTTTGCGGCGATAACAAACGGGAACGGCTGTAACATGGACGACGTTTTAGAGGCTACAGCAAACGATGTTGCACGTTTTAGGGGCTGGGCTTGGATAGTACAGTATGGGCTGACACCCGAAGGCTACAAGCCCCGAAACGTGTACAACGTTCCGTTTGAATATGTACGTGCCGAGATGAACGACAATTATTTGAAAGACCCAGCCATAAAGAGATGGCGCGTTTTCAATAACTGGGATAGGCAGAACGTCAAGGCAACAAGCAGCGCGCAGAACTCCACAGTATACCCGACCTTTGACCCGGATAACTTTGCAGCAGAAGTAGAGGAGTGCGGCGGTATTGAAAACCATAAAGGGCAACTATTATATGTGAACCTTGGAACAACACGCCCGTATCCCCTTAGTACGTTCCATTCGGTACGAAACGAGATGGGTGCGGAGGACAAGAACGGTAAATACGTTAACCGTACTTTGGGCAGAGGCTTTCACATGTGTAGTATCGTGTCGCACGGTGATTTCGAGACCGAGCAGGCGCAGCAGGAATTTCGCGATACGCTGGCAGATATGATGGGTAGCGAGAACGCAGGTTCGGTTCTTACTGTAAGAGACGAGAACGTAGCTACGGACAAGCCGTTTATCAAGGTAGACCAGTTGGGTAGCCCGATAGATAGGGAGCTTTACAAGGCATATGTAGAACCCCTTAGAAAGGATATAGCAATAGCGGCATATAACATCCCGTTACCCCTTATTGACAGTTCGCTTATGACCTATTCTAATGCTTCGGGCGAGGTTATAAAGGAGTTGCAAAAGGTCTATCGCAATAGCTTGCAAAAGATACGCCAGCGCATTTCGCGCGAGTTGTACCAAGTGTTCGGGGTTGACCCGTCAGTTACCGAAATTAACAATAAATTTGAAGAAGATGGCATACCCAATAGCGTTGTTCCGCCAGTTGTTTGAAATAGCAACGGACGTTAAGGACAATAAAATAGAGAAAGCGTTCTTCGAGGCAGACCTACTTGATATAATGCCACAGATTGGCAGCATGTATGAGGCTGTTCCGGAGCAGTATATCCCGGACGGGTCTAACTTCGCAGGACTTGAAAAGGTTATTTGCTACTACGCGTTCGCGCGGTATTTGCAGATAGCAGACCAAAACAGTACGAGCACGGGTATGAAAATTCAGACCTACGGCGGCTCGGTAGTAGTTCCCGATACAAGCAAGGTTAAAAGGTTTGAAGCCGAACGGGGCAAAGCAGACCTTTTTATAGGGCCGTTGATTTGCCGAATGAAGGCAGACGGGTTTATAAAGACATGTACAGTATTGAACACCCGTATAGGGTTAATCAAGTGATAGAACAATTAGAGACCTATTTCCGCACATTTTTTGCTGTTACCGTTCTGGCAGTAGTTACGGATATACGGGACTTTATATTTTTAGTGGTTATCGTTACCGTGTTGAACTGGCTGGCTGGCTATTTGGCAGACCGGACGAAGGGACAGCCCTACAAGCACAAAAAGACTATGCAAGCCATTAAGGAGCTGTTTTTAACGAATGCAATACTATTCTTTGTAGCCCTCACATGCAGCATGCTTGAACCGGGGATAGATTACAAGCTTTTAGTTAAGATGCTCACAGGTATATTCCTTGTTATATACGCGCGTAACATAACAAGAAACCTTAGGGTAGTGCAGCCGGGGAATGAATTTGTGAAAGTGCTAAACAGTATAGCAAATAGCAAGTACTTCCAACTTAAGAAAAAAATTAAGGACGGCAAATTTGAAATACCCTTAGAAGAAAAGGAGAAAGAAGATGGCGAACAGCAGTAAGTTAATACCGTTCATTCTACAGTGGGAGGGCGGTTTCGTTAATGACCCCGATGACTTAGGGGGCGCAACCAACAAAGGTATCACTATAGGCACATTCGCCGAATACAAGAAGCGGAAGGGGCAAAAAGCCCCCACCGTTGACGACTTGAAAAACATATCCGATGCCGAATGGCACGATGTTTTCAAGTCCTTGTACTGGGATAGGTGGAAAGCTGATGAGATTAAAAACCAATCAGTAGCCAATATCTTAGTTGATTGGGTTTGGGCTTCGGGTTCGCACGGTATAAAGCGCCCACAACGTCTTTTGGGCGTGAAAGCGGATGGTATCGTAGGAAAGCAAACAATTGCAGCTCTTAACGCTATGGACGCGGCTACGCTCTTTAAAATGATTAAAGCCGATAGGGCAAAGTTCATCGACGAGATATGCAAGGCGAGACCCAAAAACGAGAAATACCGTAAAGGTTGGATGAACCGTATTAATGCGATACGCTATGAATAAACTACAAAAGATAATTATAGACTTTGCAGTCCTTATGGTGCTATCCGGCACAATAACCAAAATGGTAGACACCATAAGGGAGCAAAGAGCCGAGATAGGACGTTTAGAACGTAACGTTGAGGCGATGAACGATGTGCAGATAGAGTACAAAACCAAGCTCGGAGATGCAGCAGTGAAGCGTAAAGCCTTAGAGATGTCGCACAAGGAGCTAAAGAAAACGAACGCAGACCTATATAAAGAGGTAGACGCGCTTAATGTCCGGGTGAAAGATGCGTTATCGGCGACCCGTACCGTTACCAAGACAGTAATAAAGGAGGTTGTGCGTACCGATACCATAGCCGGGGAGCTTATAGCCGAATACCGGGACGCATGGAACACGATACAAGCGAGGGTTAAACGGGATAGCACGGAATTAAGCTACCAAGGTAGGGACACGATAACGGGTGTTATCACAGTTCGGAAGAAGAAATTTTTGTTTTTCAGATGGGGGGTTAAGGCTATAGAGCACGACATATCAAACAAAAACCCCAAATCAAAGATAGATATAGACATAGCGGTAAAGCTAAAATAATTAGGGAATGGAGGGCTGTTAACAGTTCTCCATTTTTCGTTAACATCCCTTAACCACAGCCTGCACAGTAGAAAAGTGGGTATGTGCAGGTCTGTGTGCAGTCCTACTATCTATATATCAACTACTTATATATAATTGCTCAGTAAACACAGTAAAAAGGGGTTAAAACATTATCCTGGAGAAAATAGCATTTACCACTACAAAACGGACTGTAAAAACCACAATATCCGAAATTAAAGTTTATGAAAACATGTGTGTGTCTGTGCATGTGCAAAATAAAGCACTGGTAATCAACGATTTAGCCTACACCGACTGTTTCTTTACATCTTTTCACTTTTGATTAATATTTATTAGCACAAAAAGAGATACGGCCTATCGTTATTTGCCGTATATTTGCAATGTCAAAAGGAAACAAGGGTTTCCTGGACGGCAGGAGGTCACCAAGACATTAAACTGGAAATAACCGTGAACAAGTAAGGACGTAGATTTGTTATTAACGTATAAAACGAAGCACAGTATGAGAGCGATTGATTTAATTTTTAGAGAAACGCTTACCGAGGGTAAGTTCGAGATGAAAAGCCACGTTTTGGTATTTATAGACGAGGCAGGCAACGAGTATAGCGATACTTTTTCGGAGGTACGCCATAACGGTAGATTTGAGGCATACCAATACAACGGTATGGCATACGAGCACATGCAGAACCTTATGGAAACTATTTTCTTAAATAAGATTAACAAGTGAACCAACGTATTAGCAAAAGCGTTATACTTGCATCAACAATTTAAAAATATAAAGTTATGGAAGAGCAAAAGTTTATTATTGACGAAGTGAAAAAGCACTTGCAGGCAAGCGCGAGGAGGAACAAATACCGAGTTATTGACGCAGTGCAGGAAATGCCGACGTTTGAAGGGTTTATACTCCCTTACTACGTCTCTACAATGGAAGGAACGAAATACCCGGTAAACGTAGAGGATATGTATATCTACTGCGACGAGCGGGAAGAGTTCTACAGCGAGACAATAGTCAAGGTTGCACAAGCCATTTTGGAAGCCGAGCAAATCAAGGAAGCATAAATTAGTTATTCACCATATAAAAAGAAAGAAAATGAAGATTGCACCGTTAACCATCTATTTTGACGTTACAAACGCGCAAGACGTGGAATTTGTAAATGAACTCATGAACCATCTATTTGGAAGCGCACCCCTTAAGGCTATGGCAGCGCCTACAGAAAGCCCCGTAACCGGTACAAGCGTACCGACGTTTAGCGAGCCTACACAGACCGCCGCACCCGTACCGACGTTTAGCGAGCCTCCACAGACCGCCGCACCCGTACCGGAAGCAAAGGAAGTAAAGGAGGTGGCAGTAGCTATCGCAGAGGAGACAATAGCAGACGCTATCGCGGAAGTTAAAAAAGAACTCGTAAAGCCCGAGAAGCTAAAGGCCGTAAAGGTTGAGAAGCCAAAGGCCGTAAAGGTTGAGAAGCCAAAGGCTGCAAAAGAAGCCCCACAAGCGACGGCTGAACCCGAACCCATACAAGCTCCCATTGAAGAGGAGAAAGCCCCGGAAAAAGCCTCAAAAGAGCCTCTAACGGCAAAGGATATGCAGGCGTTCATGATTGATTTAATGAAGTCCGGGAAAATCACCCGTCCACAATTAACGGATATCATGCTGGAGTTCGGCGGTGCATCCCTTATGCGTATCAAACCCGAGAAGTACGAGCTATTGAAACAACGTATTGAAACCTACAACGATTAAAAAGAATGAAAGTACAAGTAGACCACACAAGCAGGGCACACGCCCTGCTTTCCCCGAGCAGCTCGCACCGCTGGCTTAACTGCACACCGTCCGCGCGGTTGGAAGAACCATACGAAAGCACGAGCAGTGCAGCATCAGAGGAGGGCACAATAGCCCACGAGCTGGCAGAGTATGCGATAGAAAAGTATTTGGCTGGGGAATACCTACCATTATTGGACGAATTGCCCGTACCCGATGAGATACGCAACAACAAATACTACAGCTCTGAAATGGAGCACTACGTAACCAATTACATCAGCTATGTGTGCGACATATACGAACTGGAAGAAGGCGCTAAAATGAGTATAGAACGAAAGTTTGACCTAACCACATATGTACCCGAGTGTTTCGGTAGCTGCGATTGCGATATAGTGGGCGAAACGGTTCTTAACATCATAGACCTAAAGTATGGCAAGGGCGTACAAGTATATGCTGATGGAAACAGTCAATTAATGATGTACGCTATCGGGGTGCTTAACTCCTTAGAACCATCGCACCGCTCGAAGATTGAAACGGTACGTATGCACATTGCACAAGTACGGTTAGACAATTACTCGGTATTCGAGATGTCCGCGCGGGATTTGACCCACTGGGCGATACACGTACTCCGTCCCACCGCCGAAAAGGCTTGGGCTGGACAAGGGGAAACCAAAGTAGGTAGTCATTGTAAGTTCTGTAAGTTCAAAGCACAATGCAGGGCACAGAAAGAGGCTTTAGTTAGTGAGTTCGAGACCTACGGGGACATCAAGGCATTAACGCTTGACGAGATAGGCGATATATTAAGCAAGTCCGATATGTTCACCGACTGGCTGGCATCGGTTAAGACTTTCGCAATGCAAGCCGCCATACGAGGCGAAAAGGTTAAGGGGTGGAAACTCGTAGAAGGTAGGTCTGTACGCGTCATAAACGACACGGAAACAGCCATAGAACGCCTAAAGGCTGTAGGCTACTCAACCGAGGACATAACAAACATCAAATTGAAAGGTATCAGAGACCTGGAACGACTTGTGGGTAAGAAACCACTCGCCACAACGCTTGACGGTCTGATAGTCAAGCCAAAAGGGTTGCCAACGTTAGCCCCGGAAACCGATAAGCGCGAGGAGATAAGCCCAACTATTGACGACTTCGAGAAATTAAATTCATAAAATAAGTTAACGAAAGAACCAACCTATTGATTCATGTGCTATATTTGCACCATCAAATTAAAAACAAAAACGGTATGAAAAGTAACAACGGTATTTTAACAGAGAAAGAGATTCAAGCAAGAACAAGGTTTTGGAACAAAAAGCAATTTCGCACCTGGAGTAAGAAAGAACTTGAAAGAACCTCTACAGATATGCAAAAACTTTTAGCGGCTCTAAGGGAATTCAGCACAGACGAGATTAAAGCCATTAGAGAGTTAAGCAGATATAGATTTAGGGAATACCACAGAGATGACCCAAAGTATGTCATATGGTTGGCAGACCAAAGAGATTTAGATTATGCTATTTCAATAGCCCCAAAAACTTTTAAAGTTAAACAAGGTTAACAGAATAAACAACTTATAGATTTATTTGTTATCTTTGCAACATCAAATTAAAAACGGAACGCCCGAACCGATTAGAGGGCAAAACAAAAATTGTAGAATATGAAAGCAATGATTAAAAACGTGCGATTGAGTTATGTTAGATTGTTTGAAGCGCAACAAGTCAACGGACAGGGAGAAGCAAGTTACAGTGTATGTTTATTGATTCCGAAGGATAGTCCGGAAGTTCCAAAGATTAAGGCAGCTATTGAGCAGGAATTTAAGGGGCTGAAAGCCCGTTATCCCAAGTTGAACGGAAAAGACCCGAAGGTGTGGACTAACCCGTTAAGAGATGGGGACGCCGAGAAAGACGGCGCGGAATACCAAGGGTGCTACTTTATCAACGCAAAGCGTAAAGAGAAGCAAGGCGCGCCTATCGTAATCGACGGCAGAAAACAGTACATCACAGACCCGAACGAGGTTTATAGCGGTTCTTGGGGCAACGTAGCCGTATCATTCTACCCTTATGAATTTACTGGGAAGTACGGTATTGGTGTAGGCTTGAACGGTGTGCAAAAGACCAAAGACGACGAAAGACTGGACGGCGGAACAAGCATTGACGATTTCGATTTTGAAGACGAGAACGACGATTTATTCAACTAACAATTCAATTAAACAGCTTAATAGTTGGGCGGTGTAACAGCCGCCCAAAAATAAAAAGCAAAAATGGGGAAATACGATTCATATGTAAACGCAGAAGGTGTTAGAATTTCAAAGGCAACGGGCAAACCGTTGAAAAAGTATAATAAGGTCAACAAGGCATACTGGGCAGCCCGTGAGGGCAAAGCTTTGGTAGATGTACAGCAACCTATAGCTGAGACTGACCCCTTGATAGAGGAGCTTAAGAGCTATTACAACGAAGAAGAATTAAAGGGTATTATCGGTTTGAAGAAGGACGCGCCTCCCGTCGAACTGGTACACATCACACCAAAGAAAAAGACATCTCTTGACGAGGGTAACACCGGGTTTCTTATCGCGTCAGACTGGCACGCTGATGAGGTTGTGAAACCCTCTACAGTATTGGGCAAAAATGAGTATAACAAGGATATAGCAGAAAAGCGCATCACTAATTTCTTTGCGAACGCTGCGTACATGATAAAGAAAAAGCCAGTAGATAACTTGGTTATCGGTTTAATCGGCGATATGATAGGCGGCTATATCCACCCCGAACTCGAACAAACGAATAGCATGTCTCCAATGCGAGGTGTTAGCTTTGTTAAGAACCTAATTATTTCGGGGCTTAAGTATTTACACGACCAGTTACCCGAGGTTAACAAAATTACCGTTATCGGTATTTGCGGAAACCATTCAAGGACTACAAAAAAAATGCAGTTCAGCAACGGTTTCGAGATGAACCACGAGTATTTCATGTACAAGGACATCGAGCACACCCTAACACTTATGGGGCTTACTAAATTCAGCTTCATTATCCCGGAAAGCGAATTTGCATATATCGACGTGTACGGAAAGAAAGTGTTATTTGCGCACGGGCATCAGTTCCGCACGGCTGGCGGTATCGGAGGTATTTACCCGTCAATGATGCGCTGGTACGCTAAAATGAACCAAACAATAAAGATTGATAAAGCCTTTATCGGGCATTACCACCAAATGGTGTATACTAAAGAGGTTTGTGTTAACGGCTCTTTAAAAGGTTTCGACGCGTTCGCAATGGGGCACGGACTGGCATACGAAGAACCGCAGCAAACATACGTTATTCTTAACGAGAAGCGAGGTTTTATTTTCTACTCACCTATTTTTGCCGATTAAGTTAAAAGGCTATCAATTGTTAAATAAACGCAATTGGTAGCCTTTTTTCTTGTTTATTAAAAACATTGTCATACCTTTGCCGTTATAATAGTATTAACAATTAAAACAATGAGTTATGAGACATCTGTATATTGACTTTGAAACGTATTCCGAAACGGACATTAAAAGCGCTGGTAACTATAAATACTGTGAGGACAAGAATTTTGAAATTCTCCTTTGCGGCTACATGTGGGACGCCGATACGGACGTTACAATAATCGACCTAACAAAGCCCGAAGGGCTGGGTGAGTTCAACGAGTTGTTCGCGTATGTACAGAACAACGAGGACGTTGTAATAGTAGCACACAACGCTACGTTTGAGCGTATCTGTTTGCGTGAGTACGGGTTTGACATTAGCCCTATGCGTTTTTTCTGTACTGCTAACATGTCGTTATATTGCGGTATGCCCGCATCACTGGAAGCCGTATCTAATATTCTGAACCTGGACGATAAGAAGAAGGGCACGGGAAAGAACCTCATCCGTTACTTTTCTATTCCGTGCAAACCCACCAAAACAAACGGAGGGCGCACACGCAATATGCCGGAACACGCCCCCGAGGACTGGGAGGAGTTCAAAGATTACCTACGTTATGATGTGCTTTCAGAAAAGGAAATATTTGGTAAGCTATCCCGGTTTGAATTCCCGGAAGAAGAACAACGCATTTATTCGGCAGACCAGCGCATAAACGATTACGGTATATTAGCAGACCTCGATTTGGCACATGCCGCGCAGGATATGGACGAAGAATATAAAGCACGCCTAACCGAAAGAGCCGAAAAGGAATTTGGGCTAAGTTCCTTAAAGTCCATGCCACAGCTTAAGAACTTCATTAAAGAGCGTACGGGCGTGGTTATTGATTCACTCAATAAGAATAGCATCGAGGAGGTAATAAAGACCGTAGCGAGCCTTAAAAACGTTACTGACGAGGATAAGCAAGCTGTGTTAGATGTTATCGACATGCGTAGGGAGATAGGCAAAACGTCTAATGCCAAATACACCGCTATACTCGCAAGCGCCGGGAGGGGCAACCGTATCAGAGGTTTGTTCCGTTACTACGGGGCGAACCGTACCGGGCGATGGGCTGGGCGCTTGGTTCAATTACAAAACCTACCACAGAACCATATAGAAGACCTTGACGGGGCGAGAGGCCTCGCAAAGATGCACGACTTAGATATGATGGAAGTCATATACGACAAGCCTACACATATACTATCGCAGCTTATACGTACCGCGTTTATCGCCCCCGAAGGGTACACGTTCGCTGTAGCTGACTTCTCGGCGATTGAGGCACGTGTAATCGCGTGGGTTGCCGGCGAGAAATGGCGCTTGGACTTATTCAAAGACCCAAAAGCTGATATCTATTGTGCATCTGCCTCTAAAATGTTCGGTGTCCCGGTGCACAAAGGCGATGACTTAAGGCAGCGAGGGAAGGTCGCAGAGCTTGCACTCGGATACGGCGGCGGCGTTAACGCCCTTACCACAATGGATATTAAGAAAGCGTTAACTGAAGAAGAAAAACCTCAAATTTTGTCAAAATGGAGAGAAGCTAATAAAAAAGTAGTATCTTTGTGGCGTTCGTTAGAAGATTGCGCCAAAAGATGTATCGGAACGAGACGAGAGCAGGTCTACAGAATAGACGATGCTTCGAGTATTATTTTCCGATACGAGAGCGGCGCAATGACTATTGAGATACCGAGCGGTAGGAAGTTGTTCTACCCATCGGCAAGAATGGGAAAACGCACAATTGAGGGCGTTAACGGTTCGTTTGAGGTTGAGGATATCTCTTACATGGGTCAAGACCAAACGTCGGGGAAGTGGGTTAAGCTAAACACCTACGGAGGCAAGCTAACCGAGAACGTTGTACAAGCGATAGCCCGCGACTTGCTGGCAAATGCGATTTTTAAGGTATTCGATTTAGGCTTTAATATTGTGCTGCATGTGCATGATGAGATTGCCGCCGAGATACCGAAAGACGGGAACGAAGAAAAGACGCTGCAAATAATGAGTGATGCCATGTGCAGCGCCCCGAGTTGGGCAAAAGGCATTCCGTTAAGAGCAGCAGGATATATTACTGAATATTACAAGAAAGATTAAATTATGGAATTGAGAAAAATGACTTTTAAAATTGCTACGGCGAGTAGCGCTAAGTCTACTTCATGGAAAAACCGTTCCTACTCATGGGACGAGTTAACCGAGAAGTTAGCGAAAGCTACGGTTACGGGCGAGACGTACCGCGAGTTCATAAGCGCGAGCAAAGCCGAGCAAGGTATAATTAAAGACGTAGGTGCATTCATGGGAGGTGAATTGTTCGGTAGCCGTAGAAACAAAAACAATGTAGGCGAGCGTTCCATTTTGGCGCTTGATATTGACTACGGAGAAAAGAACTTTCCCGAAATGTTCTACTCTGTTATTAATTGCGCGTGTATCATTCACGGAACGCACAAGCATAACCCGAAAGCGAATACACTTCGTTACCGCGTAATTATCCCGTTGTCCGAGCCAGTGGACGGGGAGCAATACGAGGCTATTGCACGAAAGGTTGCCGAGTTGACGGGTATCGACTTGTATGACAGAACGACGTTTCAACCCGAACGCTGTATGTTTTTCCCGTCGGTTTCCAAAGACGTAGAATATGAGTTTATAGATTACTCGGCATTCAACGAAAACCCTTTGGACGTTCAAAAGTATTTAGGTATGTACGACGATTGGAGCGATACAACCGAATGGGCATATCACAAGGACGAGAAGGGAGAAGCCCGGACGCTTGCTAAAGAACAACAAGACCCCACGCTAAAAGAGGGTAATGTAGGCGACTTTTGCAGGGCCTACACGATTAGCGAGGCTATCGCGGAATACCTATCGGATGTGTACGAACCGACCGACCAGGACGATAGATGGACTTATACGGGCGGTTCTACCTCGGGCGGCATGATTACCTTCAATGATATGTTTGCCTATTCGTTCCATAACAACGACCCTATCCAGGGTAACCATGTGTTCAACGCCTACGACCTTGTACGTGTACATAAGTTCGGTAAGATGGACAAGGGTACGGATAGAAAGAACTCCACAGAGGCTATGAACGAACTTGTAAACAAGGATGCAAAGGTAGCGGCGGCACGTGCCCGAATGCTGGTGGTTAAGGCTGGCGAGATTATGGACGACTTCGACGATGTAATAGAAGTAGAGGAGGCAACGGATGCCGATGTAGCAACGACATACGAAGATGCTATGGCAAAACTGGAAACGGACAAACGCGGCGCTTACCTACCATCGGCAAAGAATTTGGGCCTAATCATGAAGTACGACCCGAATTTAAAGGGGCTTATCGCACGAGACCTATTTAAAGAACGACGGGTTGTTACACGCATCCCTCTTTGGCGCGCAAAGGATAGTTCTTTGGACTTCCAAGATGTGGACTACTCGGGCGTACGTAAACACATCGAGGACGTTTACGGTATATCGAATAGCGCAAAGATTGACGATGCTATAGCGCTATCCGCGGAAATGAATTCTTTCCACCCCGTGCAGGAATATCTAACCAAATTAAAATGGGACGGTATCGAAAGAGTTGATAAAGCGCTTATCCATATCATGGGAGCGGAAGATAACATATACACCCATGAAGCATTCCGTATCATGATGGTAGGTGCAGTTAAGCGTATCTTTCAAAAGGGCTGCAAGTTTGACAGCATGTTAGTGTTGCAGTCCGAGCAGGGCGCCGGAAAAAGCACATTTATCAGAAAGCTGGGTAAGCAATGGTTCTCTGATAGCCTTTCGAGCATGGACGGTAAGGGGGCGTTCGAACAGTTGCAGGGTAACTGGATATTGGAAGTTGCCGAGTTGTCAGCAATGAGACGTTCAGAAGTTGAAGGCGTGAAAAATTTCATCTCTAAAACAGAGGACATTTACAGACCGGCATACGGGCGTGTCACTAAGAGCTTTCCCAGGCAGTGTATTTTCATAGGTACGACGAACCAGGATGAATTTCTAAAGGACGATACGGGTGGCAGACGCTTTTTGCCCGTTAAGGTTAAGGCAAACGCTAATACGCATCTTATCTTTGAGAAGGGGTTCGACGAATATGTAGACCAGCTTTGGGCCGAGGCAGTCCAAATGTATTTCCGCAAAGTAAGTACGTTGTTATCCCGTGAAGCCGAGGAAATCGCCGAGAAAGGGCGCGAAGAGCATTTTGAGGCAGACCCCCGTACGGCATCAGTAGAGGCATATTTGAACATGCTTGTGCCCTCGGACTGGAGACGAATGTTTGTGAACGAAAGGCGCATGTACTTTAGGGAGTACGACGCATCAAAGATAGACCCGGAAGATTTTACACTGGAAAAGATGGACTTCGTATCTATTATGCAAATAGCTACAGATGTGTTCGAGATGGAAGTAGGGCGCGTAACAACTAAGGAGAGCCGCGAGATAGCGGCTATCATGTCTAAAGTACAAGGGTGGCAGCGCGCGGCAAACGGGAAAACCGTTATGGGTATCGGACGCGTACGAGGGTTTGAGCGTATTGTTAATGAGTGATAACAGAGGGGGCGTAAAGGCCCCCCAAATGTTAACTAACTGTTAACAGAATAACTAAATGAGATTTATTTCTTAAATGGTGTTAACGGAATATACAACCTATCGATATTTGCCGTATATTTGTAATGTCAAAAGGAAATAATAACAATTTAAAAACAAAAGATTATGACTAATTTAAGTTACACAGTTTTTGCTCCCACAGCTACTAAGGAAGACGCAAGTTGTTTAGGTGAGATTAATTTTTTAAATAATAAGCTTTGGAAAGTTGCTGTAATGCTTGGTTACGCATTTAATAGCAATGTCTTAACAACTGTCGGTTTGTCTTTTTCAAGTAGAGGTTATAACGATGATGATATAGCGCGTGCAGAAGAGTTTTTAACCGCTAATCACATTGAATTTAAAAAGGAAATGAGTCTTAACCATTGGGACGTTATACTTAAAATTTCTAAGTCAAAAGCAAATTTGGAAACCATAGCAAAAGCGTACAAGAGATTTTATAGAAAGAACAAATAAAAGTTAACGAGGCAATAACGGTGAACCTTCACAAAGCATCCGTTGTTCTTATAGTATAACAATTTAAAAACAAAAGATTATGAAAAAGTTAGTAGTATTAGCAGTGTTAATTCTTACAAGTGTATCAATGTTTAGCCAAATTACGTCGCAGGGTAAACCCGATGTACTGAAATCATTCCGTATGGGCGTTTGCAAATTGGTTGATACTAATGGGTCAATAACCATTGAGGCGGTAACGCGCGAGACCGAAAGGTATATTATGAAAGTCCATTTAGGTACACCCGAGGAAGCAGCGGTAACGCTTGCAAGCCTTGCGGAATATAAACCCGCAAAGGGCGAGACAGTGAACCTAAACAACCCGAGCAACAATGAGGCGTATTTCCAAAAACTTAATGGTACCTGGGTTATCACCGAGAAGTTAACGGAGGTTTTCAGCATAGCCGTAAGCCGCGGAGAGCTTAAGAAAATGGTCGAGGCGTTGGAAAATTAAAGAAGTGTTTTTGTTATTACAGTATATACAATTTTAAAAAGAAAAGATTATGAAAAGTGGAAATTTTATCAGACTGGAGTTCGTAGTTAAAGGTGAATTACAAGTGGAGTTTATCAACGTTGAGCATGTATCGCGCATTATGCACGTGGAAGGCAAACCGTTTATTGGTATGCTTGGGCAAACCTACACGCGCCAACTTACAGAAACGAGCATGAAGGATTTAACGGAGTTCATTAACGTAGAAAACAATTAAAATGGTTACCGTCTTAAAAGTTATCGCAGTAAACGAAGGGGAACGTACCTCTTATTACCCGACCCCCGGAGATGGGGTATTTCCAACCGTGGAGATGGCACGGGAGTTTTATAAAAATGAGTTCCAAACAAATAAAATAATGTTGTGTTATGTCTGCAAATGAAAACGTACAGAGTTACAACGTAGGAAAGTCCGATTATGCCAAACATGCTATCCAACCATGGGACATTTGGAAAGAGTATAACCTTAACCCCTGGGACGCGGATATAGTGAAACGCGTTCTCCGAACCAAGAAGGGCGAACCCCGAACAGTGGATTATGAAAAGATTATCCACATTTGCAAATATCGCATTGCGGAGCTATCTAAGGAAGTTTTAAAGGAAACCAAGGTAGTTGCACCAGTCGAAGCAGAAAAGCCAGTAGAGGACGAGGAAAGCGACGACACGACGGTATTTTGCATGGACGAGACAGTGAAGCCTGCAATGTTCTATACCGAGGGTGAAAAGTGGAACGGTAAGTATGTCGGTTACTCGGTGTTCATATCTGGTAACGAACCCTATATGTACTTGGGTGTCAACGCAGAGGGCAGCCACTTGTATGCAGACCTTTCGGCATGCAGGACTTGGTATTACACTTCGGAAACGCACCTTCCACCAAAAACGTTCAAGCTAAAGAGTGTTCTCTTTCTCGACAATCACAGAAGCTCGCTAAAGATAGGGTACGCAGGCAAGAACTACGAGAAGTACGATTATATAATAACGTTTGATGGTAGGTTGCTTCGTTACTTTGGCATGAAGGGGGGAAAGTTTTCCTACCATAATTTATCGGCAAAGCGCGCGGATGGTACATACCCCAAGTTCTTAAGCGATTTTAAAATAATAAATAGTGCAATTCAATTCACTTTATGATAAGTAAGAAATGAAAGATATAATAAGTGAAAAAGATTTAGAGCGTACATTTTCCGATAAGCTTAACCGAACAAAAAAAGTGTGGGTAATAAAACTATTATCCACCTTTATAAAAGGTTTGCCGGATAGAATGATACTTTGCCAGGGAGGGTATGTAGGCTTTGCCGAGATAAAGACCACGGGGAAGAAACCAACCAAGATACAGCTATTAGTACATAGCAAGTTAGAGGCTTTGGGCTTCAAAGTATTTGTTATTGACGATTTGGAGAGCAGGGACACCGCAATAGATTATTTCCTAAGGAACGTTAAGGAAATAAACAACATACCGAGAAAAGGGTTATCTTTGTAGCAACAAATTAAAAAAAAATCATGAAAAAGAGAAGTTTAAAAGAGGAGATAGAATACCGTTTAGGTATGTACTTTGGGATAAAGTCGGGCGCGCTGTATGTGCGCGATGAAAAATTCGGTAACACCGAGGAAATTCTAAAGCAGCTGCAACACGATATTACCCGCGATGTTAATTTTCTTTCGCGTAAAACGTTGGGGTACGTATCAGAGGAGCAGGATTTCAAAAGCATTTGTGTATTCTATAAAACAAAATTAATGAATTAATAAAGCCATGGTAAACTATATCGATTTAAAGCTAAAGTGTATCGCAGGACACACAGAAATAGTAATAAACGGGCGGCGCATCAAGTGCGCGGCCGATTACGATAGGGTATTAGGGTCTATAACACCAGCGGCTCTTCATGAGTTTAGCACCCAGTTATCAATGATAAAAGCAATGTTGTGTTAGAATATAGAGAAGCATTAAAATTATTTAGGTACGATTACGAAACGGGTGTTTTATATTGGCGCCGGCGCAATAGCAACCGCGTACCTAAAACACTGGAAGCCGGAACGCAAAGGAAATCGAGCGGATATTTATATGTTCAAGTACATGGGAGGCTTTACCCGGTGCACCGCGTCGTAATGCTTATGTGCTACGGTTTCTACGGAGAAGGTCTCGACGTAGACCACATAAATCACGTACGAAATGATAACAGATTGTTTAATCTTCGTTTCGTTACAAGGTCAGAGAATAGTAAAAACCAATCGTTAAGCAGCAAAAGCACTACGGGCGTTACCGGGGTGTCTTTCTTGAAAGCCAGGAAAAAGTATATAGCCCAAATCGGGGTAAACCGGAAACTTATATACCTTGGAATGTTCGAGACATTAGAAAAAGCCGCCGCCGCACGGGCGGAAGCCAATTTAAAATTTAAGTTTAATAATAACCACGGAGTAGGGAGGGCAAAATATGTTAGAAAGAAAGCAATTACATGAATACCAGGTAAAAGGAGTGCAGCACATCATAGACAATGAGTTTTGCGCGTTGTTCCTCGATATGGGCTTAGGCAAAACAGTAACTACCCTAACTGCCATCAAAGACCTTTTGGATAATTGCATAATATCTAATTGCCTGGTAATCGCCCCTAAGAAAGTAACGCAGGTTACATGGAGCGACGAGATTAAAGCCTGGAAGCACCTTAAGGACTTGACGATATCAGTCATAGACGGTACGGTTAAGCAGCGCCGGGAGGCCTACGAGAAGAAAGCGGACATCTACGCGATTAGCCGTGATAACATTGTATGGTTGGTAATGGAGTACGGGGGCGTCAAGCTTCCCTACGATATGGTTGTTATCGATGAATTGAGCAGTTTTAAGAATTATGCGTCAAGGCGTTTTAAAGCCCTTAGAAAGGTGCGTAAGTTCATACCGCGAGTAGTAGGCTTGACGGGTACACCATCGCCTAACGGACTTATAGACTTATTCGCGCAAATGTATTTGATAGACCAGGGTGAACGCCTTGGAAAATCAATCACAGCGTACAGGGATAGGTTTTTTAGACCAGATAAGAGGAACGGCGATATAGTGTACAGTTACGCACTGAAAAGCCCTCAGGAGGAAACAGAGCAGCAAATAAGCGACCTTATCAGCGACATAACCATATCAATGACAGCCGAGGACTATTTGAAGATGCCCGACCGCATTAACATATACGACCGCGTGGAGCTGCCCCCTAAAGTGCTGGCGCAGTATAAGGAGTTCGAGAAGGAACAAGTATTGGAGCTTATCAACTCGAACGAGCCAATAAGCGCAGCAAGTGCAGCGGCTCTGTCAAACAAGCTACAGCAATTCGCAAACGGCGCGATATACGATGCCGACCGAAAGGTTATCGAACTGCACGATGAGAAGTTGGAAAAACTCGAGGAGCTTGTAGAGGCTGCGAACGGTTCGCCCGTATTGGTTGCCTACTCCTACAAACATGACTTTGAACGTATAATGCAGAAGCTAAAGGCATATAAGCCCGTCAAACTGGAGAAGCCCGAGCAGATAGCCGACTGGAACGCTGGGAAGATTAAAGTGCTGGTAACTCACCCGGCGAGCGCAGGACACGGGCTTAACCTACAAAAAGGTGGGCATACGCTTATATGGTTTGGTAATACCTGGAGCCTGGAGCTATACATGCAGTTCAACGCCCGGTTGTACCGTCAAGGGCAAACGTACCCCGTAACTGTACATCACATCTTGACTACGGGAACGGTGGACGAGAAGATAATAAAAGCCCTGGATGGTAAGAAACAGACGCAGGACGGGCTTATGCAGAGTATTAAAGAACTTATGGAATTCTACAGTAAGAAATGAAAAAGTTAATAACAGTTATCGCAGTCCTACTATTATTGGTAGGACCGCACCGTGGTACAGAACGCAGCGGACAGCGCACAACGTAATTTCAAGCTACAGCAATTAGAGTACGGGCTATCACTGAAGGATAGTTTAATACTTAAATGATGTTAACGAAAGAACCAAGGTAACTGGAAAAGCGTTATATTTGTATCAACAATTTAAAAACAAAGATTATGGAAAAGTATTCAAAAGCAGTTAGAGAGATGTACTCACAGTTTAAAAAGAAAGAGGCACACCCGATGGAAAAGTATGTTGGTAAACACGTGGTCTGCATGGGACGTGAGGAGGAGGTAGTCGGTTACACCAAGTGGTCTGATGGCTCGTACAGTCTGATTATAGATGCTTCACAAAGGAAAGGTTGGACAAGGTTAGGGCCGTACGACGTCGTATTCAAAAATTGCGAAAGATATTGGTATGTCAGTATTAACGATTTAATATATTAGCGGTATGATTAGAAACAGAGATTTTGCGATGCTGTACGCAGGCCGTGCAGTATTCACCAAGGAGAACGAATTTGCAGGTGTGGTTGTCGGCTGGAACGATATGCACGGTGTGATATTAGGTGTTGACCACGTGGACGGCTGGCAGTCCTGGGGCGCTAACGATATAGGTGTGTCCGAGGA